GGATGGCATCGCCTTCCGTCCGCTGGAGGGCGGTTCCGTTGAGCTGGCGTGGCAGTTGTACGTCCACCCGGACAGCGAAGAGTTCGGTCCGATCTTCGAACTGGTCAAGAACGAAGTCGAGCTGACCCTGGTGCCACCGAAGGCGCAGGCCCAGCAGCAGGCCGACCTGGCCGCCTGATCCCCCTGCCCTGCGCACTCCCCAGCGCAGGGCGCACCGCGGCAACTGGCCTCCCCTCCAGTTCCGCACCCGCGCCGGCCGGGCAATGCCGGCACCTCATTCCATGTCGAGAAAAAGGAATTGCCATGAAGATCAAGATCACTATCGGCGGCAACGACCGCACCGCAATCATCCTGCCGGCCGACAGCGCCGGCCTTGCCGCGGAGCTGATGTCGCGTGCGGCCATCTTCGAGCGCGACGGCTACTACAGCACCAGCGGCTGGAAGCGCGCCGAAGAAGGCGTCCGCATCGAGTACACCGAGGGAAGCGAGCTGGAGCCCACTCATCCGTTGGTTGAGCAGGCGCAGAAGGAAGCGTCCGAGAAGAGCAGCATGTGGGCGCGCGAGTACACGAAGAACCAGGAACTGCAGAAGCAGGTTGAAGCGCTCCAGGCACAGCTGGCGGGCATCCAGTCGGTTACCTCCTGCACGGTTGCCCAGCCCGAGCCGGTGACCACCGAGACCAGCGCCGAAGAGGCAGAAGAAGCCGAAGAGGCGTTCTGACCACACCGCATGGAAGCGCCCGCTCGCCCGGCAGCGGCTCCGAGAGCCGGGCACCTCATACCCACCGCGCCGGCACTGCCGGCAGGAGCTATCGATGAACGCTGTAGTCGCAGCCGCACCCGAAAACTACCCGCAGCCCCGGAATGAGGGCGCGACCATCCTTTCCGTCATCTCGCGCGCAGCGGCCGACCCGAACTGCGACATCGAGAAGATGGAGCGCCTGATGCAGATGCACGAGCGCATCCAGGAGCGCCAGGCCGCCGCCGACTTCGCCGCGGACCTGGCCGAGATGCAGGACGCCCTGCCCAGCATCGGCGAGCGCGGCAACGCTGCGGGGCGCTACACCTACGCCCTGTGGGAGGACATCAACGCCGCGATCAAGCCGATCATGAAGCAGTTCGGCTTTGCCCTCTCATTCCGCACCGACTTCTCCGACGGTATTGCCGTCACCGGCGTCCTGTCGCACAAGGGCGGCCACCGGGAGGAAACCACGATCAAGCTGCCGGCCGACCCTAGCGGCAACAAGAACGCTGTGCAGGCGGTGGCCTCCAGCGTGAGCTACGGCAAGCGGTACACCGCCGGCGCGCTGCTCAACCTCACCAGCCACGGCGAGGACGACGACGCCTTCATCGCCTCCACCGGCTTCGACATCACCAGCTGGGCGGACGCGATCAAGGACGCCCTGGACAAGGATGACCTGGACCGGATCGCCGCGGACCTGCGCACCAAGACCGGCATCCCTGCTCCGGCCATGCGCCAGATCCGCGCCCTGTGGGCCGCCCGGGCGAAGGAGGTCAAGGCATGAAGGCGAACGAGGCTCAGGAATCGCAGGACTGGATGCTGGCGCGCTGCGGCATGTTCACCGCTTCGCGCGCCGCTGACCTGATGGCCCGCACGAAGTCCGGCCCGAGCGCGTCCCGGGCCAACCTGCTCGCGCTGCTGGCCGTTGAGCGCCTGACCGGCCAACCGGTGGAGACCTACCGCAACTCGGCGATGGACCGGGGCATCGAACTGGAGGCCGAGGCGCGGGACGCCTACAGCTTCATCACTGGCCGCGCCGTCGAGGAAGCCGGCTTCGTGCTGTGCAGCGAGCTCCCGAACACCGGGTGCAGCCCCGATGGGCTGGTGGGCGACGGACTGGTGGAGATCAAGTGCCCGGCCAGCATGCAGAAGCACTTGGAAGCCCTGCGCACCGGCGCGCATGCGGTCGAGTACCGCTGGCAGCTGCAGCACCAGATGCTGGTCGTCTGCGCGCCATGGGTGGACGCGGTGAGCTACGACCCGCGCTTCCCCGACCGCCTGCAGCTGGCCATCACGCGCGTGGAGCGGGACGAGGCGGCCATCGCCGAGCTTCGCGCCGCGATCAAGGCGGCCGACCTGGAGGTGGAGAAGATCGTTGACGAGCTGCGCCGGATGCCGGAGGCCGCCTGATGGGCACCGTCACCTTCCAACTCGAAGAGAGCCGCGCCGGATCGCGCCGCGGCGGTGCCGCCCGGGCCGCGCTGTACGCGCACGTCGTGGAGGGCCAGCTCTGCACGACAGCCCAGATTGCGCGTCGGCTGGGCATCTCCCCCGACGCCGCCTACCAGCGGATCAAGAAGCGCCCGCACCCGCTGACGTGGGATTCCCTGGCCACGAAGTGGAGGAAGGCAGCATGAGCCGCCATTTCACCCGCCGCGCCCCGAAGCGCAACGAAGGCCTCAGCTGGGGCCGCTTCCCGACCGACGACGGATCCGCGGTGACCTACCGCCTGTTCCGGCGCGACCACACCGGCCGCCTGCACTTCGAGGCCCGGACCTTCTTCACCACCGCCGATCCCACCTACATCGCCAAGGTCCTGCGCCACGCCAAGCGCCAGCTGCGCGACCGCGTGGACGAGATCGACCTGGCCGCCATGGAGCAAGCAGCATGAACAACAACGGATGGATGCCGATTGAGTCGGCGCCGAAGAACGACCCGGTACTTGTGTTTGCCAGCGGCCAGCAGTTTGTCGCGTGGCTCCAGGACGACGCGACTGATCCGTGGCATGACGAGGGAGAAGCGCCCTCCTATCTCAACGGGATGTGGTGTGTCACGGACAACAAACTGGGGCCGTTTGCCTTGCGCGGCAGCCGCCCCACTCATTGGCAGCCCCTTCCCCATCCGCCGGGAGACGCCGCATGAACGCACACAACGAGCAGCACGATCCGGCATCGCCAGTAGTCAAGCAAAACTTGACTACTCAGCCCGCCGCAGCGCAGGAGGCGGTGGCCGAAGTCACCGACATCATTGGGCGAAGTGGCGTTGAGATTCACTGGCTGGCTGGTCCGGCTAAGATCGGCGATCTGCTCTACGCCGCCCCTGTCGCCGCAGCGCCGGCCAACGATCTGCATGCGCACCTGCTGCACATGCTCGGCGCGAAGGACCACGAGGACGCCGGCCTGATCATCGGCGAGCTGCACGCTGCAACGATGCGCAACCCCGCAGCGCCGGGGATCGACCTGCGATCACAGATGCTGCGGCTGGCCGAGAAGTGGGAAAGGCAGGCGATTGAGCATGGTGTTCGCCAGTTCACAGGAAACGATCACCTGCTGTTCGCAAACGAGCTTCGCGCACAGATCGACGCCAGCCCCAAGGGCGGCAGCGAGGCGTGGCGCGAGGGTTGGGCGCTGGCATACTCCGGGCCATCGCGCCCATACGGGGATGACGGGGAGCTTCAGGACAACTCCGAGTATCCCTACATCGACTGGAGGCGCGACAGCGCGGAAGTGATCCGCGACAAGATTACGGAGCGCGCCAACCGCAAACTCGCCATGCAGGCGCAGGCCGGCGATGCGGAGGTGAAGCCGTGATTCGGTTCCTGTGCGCAATCCGTGGGCATGCCGGTGTTGACGCAAATGGCTTCTGCAAGAAGTGCCGTGGGCCGGTTGACTGCCTCCCACGCCCATGGCGCAAGGCTGCGCAGGTGCGCGCGGAACGCGAGGTTCAGGCCGCTATTGGCAAGGCCAAGGCCAACAGCAACGGCGCGGGGGTGTCCAATGGCAATTGATTACAGCAGCATCGACGCAGCAATTGTCAGCTGCATTGAAAATGGGGCCGACACGTTTGGCGCGATCTTCCCGAATCGAAAGGTTAAGGAGGCGTGCGTCGCCGCGTTCGGCGATGAGCGAGCGGACTGCTACAGAATCGTGGACCGCCGGCTGCAATCACTGCGCAAGAGGGGAGCCATAGAGCTTCACAACCGAAAGTGGGCGGTGCGCCATGGCTGACCTGATGCAGCAGGCCCGCGAGTTGCTTGCGGCGGAGTACGAAGGCAATCGGAGTTTGCAGGCTCGGGTTCTTCACGGCCACCACGATGACGCGCCGTACTTCAAGGCCGTCGCCGCCGCCCTGCGCGCCGCGCCGGAGGGGTTCGTGATTGTGCCGGTGGAGCCGACCGAGGAAATGCTTCGCGCAGGATGGCGAGATGAAGGGGACTATGGCGTCTCCGTCGGGTCGATCTACAAGGCCATGCTCGCCGCCCGCCCGCAGGGGGTGAAGGATGGCCGGTGATATGCCTATCGGCCTGTGCGCCGTCTGCGATGAGCCGCTGGACCTGAGCAATGCAGGCATCTGCAAGACCTGTGGCCAAGGCTTCTGCTGGTCTGGTTGCGGTGGGTGGTATGGCGGCGAACATGCCTGCCACAACTGCGCGCCGGAATTGGTAGAGGAGATCGGCTGCCCGCTGTGCGGCGAGCCATGGTGCGACGCGGACTGCGGAGAGGAAGCGGACAGCCCGCAGGAGGCGAGCGATGCGTGAGCCGATCCGCTACCTGTCCCTGTTCTCCGGTATGGAGGCTGCGCATCTGGCCTGGGCGCCGCTGGGCTGGGAGTGCGTCGCCGTCGCCGAGATCGAACCGGCGGCCTGCGCACTGCTGGCGCACCGGCTGCCGCACATCCCGAACCTGGGCAGCGTCACCGAGATCACCGCAGAGCAGATCGCCGCGCTTGGCCACATCGACGTCGTGATCGGCGGCAGCCCGTGCCAAGACCTGTCCGTGGCCGGCAAGCGCGCTGGCTTGGCTGGCGCACGCTCTAGCCTCTTTCACGAACAACTGAGGATCTTCAATGCAGCAAGGACTCTTTGCGGCGCTCGCTGGCTCGTGTGGGAAAACGTCCCCGGCGCCTTCAGCAGCAACCAGGGACGAGACTTTGCTGTCGTGGTTGGTGCGCTCGCAGGATGCGAACTCGATGTCCCGCCGGACGGCTGGGGGAATGAGGGCGTGGCGTTGGGCGACAACGGGCTCGTCGAATGGAGCGTGCTTGACGCGCAGTGGTTCGGAGTGGCGCAGCGGCGCCGTCGCGTGTTCGCTGTCCTCGATACTGGAGACTGGTCCGGTAGACCCCCGGTACTACTTGAGCCCGACAGCCTGCGCGGGGATTCTGCGCCGCTCCGAGAAGCGCGGGAAAGAGTTGCCGGCACCCTTGCGGGCGGCGCTCGCCGCAGTGGCGGCTACAGCTGCGACGACATAGAGGGCGTCCCGGAAACCTGCGGCACCCTGTGCACAGACACCCACCCGGGCGCGTACACCGGCCAGGATGCGTACACCGGCCGGCTCATTCCTGAGGTGGCCCACACCCTCCGCGCCGATGGCTTCGACGCGAGCGAGGACGGCACAGGACGGGGCACGCCGCTGGTGCCGGTTGCGTTCGACTGCAAGGCCAGTGGCCAAGCCGGGTTCGGCATCGGCGAGATCGCCAGCACGATGCGCAGCATGGGCCATGCCGACAGCCACCAGAACGGTGGAGGCCACTTGGCCGTTCAGCAAGGCATGCTGGTCCGCCGGCTCACGCCACGCGAGTGCGAGCGGCTACAGGGCGCGACCGACCACTGGACGCTGGTGCCCAATGCCAAGGGCAAGCCGATGGCCGACGGCCCGCGCTACAAGTTGCTGGGCAACAGCTTCGCGGTCCCGGTGATCCGCTGGATCGGCTGGCGCATCCAGATCGCCCATACCTGGCTGCAGAGGGCCGCAGCATGACCCACAACCTGCAACGCAATGGAGGTAGCCGACATGGCTGACGGAATCACCCTCTCTCGGTCCGAGATGGCCGGCCTTTGCCGCACGCCGCAGCGGGCGCGCCAGGTCGCCTTCCTCGTGAAGAACGGCATCCGGCACTACCTGGACGCCCACGGCTGGCCGGTGGTGCTGCGCTCCACGCTGGAAGGCCTGCCTGCCCAGGAGCAGGCGGCAACCGGCTGGAAACCGAACAAGGCGGCGTGAGGATGGGCAGGAAGCCGAGCAAGCCGGGCGCCATCCCCCGCCTGCGCCTTCGCAAGCGCGGAGACACGGTCTACTACTTCTACGACCATGGCGGCACGCCGCGGCGCGAGGAATCGCTGGGTCGGGACTACGGGCTGGCGATCAAGCGCTGGGCAGAGATCGAGCGCGAGACGCACACCGCGGCGGCGCCGAAGATCATGTTCCGCTGGGTGTGCGAGCGCTACATCGCGGAGGTGGCCAGCCGGAAGGCGTCGCGCACCTTCGCCGACAACCAGCGGGAAGCTGCAAAGCTGCTCGAATTCTTCGATGACCCGCCGGCGCCGCTGGAGTCCATCCAGCCCGTCAACGTGCGTCAGTACATGACCTGGCGCACGAAGGGCGGCATCGGCCACGTGCGGGCCAATCGTGAAAAGGCGCTCCTGTCCCACATGTGGAACTTCGCCCGGGACCGCGGCTACACGGCCCTGCCCAACCCATGCGCGGGCATCAAGGGGTTCAAGGAGACCGGGCGCGACGTGTACATCGAGGACGCCCAGTACCAAGCTGTGTGGAGCGCCGGCGATGCCTGCCTGCGCGATGCCATGGACCTCGCATACCTGACCGGTCAGCGGCCGGCGGACGTGCTGGGGCTGTCGGAGATGGACGTGCGGGATGGCGCCATCCACCTTCGCCAGAGCAAGACTTCGAAGAAGCTGCGCGTGGAGATCAGCGTCGAGCTGGGCGCGCTGCTGGAGCGCATCAGGGAGCGGAAGCGCGGCTATGCCGTCCACAGCACGCGCCTGGTGGTCAACGAACACGGTCGGTCCGTGACCGTGGATGCCATGTCCAGGCGCTGGGCCAAGGCATGCGCCATCGCCAAGGTCACCGGGATCCAGTTCCGCGACCTCCGCGCCAAGGCCGGCACCGACAAGACCGACTCGGCCGGCGACATCCGCCAGGCGCAGCGCCAACTCGGCCACACGTCGGTGGTGATGACCGAACACTACGTGCGCAACCGCCGCGGCGCCAAGGTCACCCCGACACGATGAATTGCGGAAATGCCGCCTTCATTGCGGAAATGAAAAAGGCGGCCGAAGCCGCCTAAGTCATTGTGCCCGGAGCCGGAATCGAACCGGCATGGGGTTGCCCCCGGCGGATTTTAAGTCCGATGCGTCTACCAGTTTCGCC